AATAGAGGTAACTTATGGAAAAATTAGTAGAAATCATGTTAAATGAAGGAATTGATAAAAATACTATTATCAGTGTTGTTCAAAAATTATCAGAAGCAGATGAAAGAATTCTTCCTGTTTCTGAATCATGTTTTAATAGTCTTTGTGACTTATTAGAATCATATATTCATGAATATATAAATAAAGAAAAACGTAATATATTACTTAATACAGCAGTGGAAAGACAAAAAAGGACTGATAATGCTCCCGAAGGGCCTGAAAAAGAAGAAGCACGTAAAAAAGAAAATAGAAATGTTGAATTAATAAATAAATATTTTGAAAGACATGGGAGTAACCTTCAAAAAGCACATAAAAGAGGATATTCTAAAAATGCAACAGAAAAGAAAGCACTTCTTAATGCAGGATACGTTCTAAAAGAAGATCCTATAGTTAAAGGAAGACATAATATTGTAAAATATTAATAAAAAGAACCTCTTTATAGAGGTTCTTTTTTATACTTTATTTTATATCCTGATTAATCTTATAATTCCTTATTTTATTTATATCAGGTTCTTTTCTTTTTAATTTATTTATATCATTACTATATTTTTTTGTATTTTATTTATATCTTTCCTGTTATTCCCAATTTTATTTATATTAGGTTTTAATTTATTCTTTCTTCCTGTCAATGGATCATAACCAAACAAGTCTTGTGTAATATCTTTTCTTCCATCATTTACAAAAAGACCTTCAGTTACTTTTTCTATACTCTTTATCAATTCATCAAACTTACTCATTTAATCTAATCCTAAATCTTGTCTCATCTGAGTAGATATTTTTCTTTGCATATCTGCAACAGGTGAGTGGGCTCCACTTCCAGGGTTCATATCATCTCTTGCATTTTTACATATTGTTTCACGTTTAAAAGGGTTAATATTATCATTTACTAACTCTTTTAACCTTTTATTTAACTTCTTAGAAACATTAGATTTAAGCTTAATTCTTTTTATTTTAAGCTTTCCATTCTTTACTTTAAATTCTGTTCTGTCTATTGAACCTTGTATATGTTTTGCCATTAAATACTGTTTCTTTTTAAATATTACAGTAATATAATTTAATGAATTATTATATTATAAGGGAGACTAAATTTAAAGTGTACTTTGTAATTTTTATTTTTATCTTTCATGTCATTAGAATTTATAACTGCGGGAAGTCCTTTAATAACATATTCATACAAATTATATTCTTTTAATTTTTTTACTGCTTCAACAAATTCTTCTTTATTGAAATCTTCACCTTTATTTATTTTTATTTGAGTTTCAAAGAATGTATTCATATATTTATTACATTCTTCTTCCCTTTTCTTAACTAATTCATCAAGTTTCTCACTTGAAAGTTTTTCTTTATTTTCAAAAGTAATTCTAAAATAACCATTATACCCTAATTTATTTAAAATATTATTATATATTCTTTTATCTGTATCTTCTTTTTCTATATTATATTCATCATAAAATTTTAATTTTTTAATAACATTATCTACTATTATATCAACTTCTTCCTCATAAGCCTTTTGTACTTCCTCTTCCCAACCATTCTTTTCTATGAGTTTAAGTGCTTCATAGAAAATATGGTTTCTTTCAAAGAGTTCTCCAGAACCTTGTATATGTCTTATAAGACTTCTAACATAAATATTTATTACTCTTTGTTTATCCATTTTCTTTTTCTCTTTTCTTATCTACCATTGGAAGTTTTGTTAGAAAATATTTATTAATATCATCATCTACTTTATTCGACTTAATTTTTAGAATTAATAATTCTCTAAACTCTTTAATTTTGTATCTTACTAACATTATTAAAAAATCCCCATTTAAAAAGAACTGTACCTTTTTTATAGTACAGTTCTTTTTAATTATTGTCAAGATTTTATTTCTTTCTTTTCTTTATTACATAATATCCAAAAGTATAAAATAATATAAAAAGATATTAATTTTTGTAACAATTAAAGACAAATAGTTTAAAGATATTAAATAATGTATTATAATATAAATATACATAAATTTAAGGTTTAATTATGAAAGCAAAAGAAGTATTAAAACTATTAGATATTCATAGAGTTACATTATCAAAATATGTAAAAGCAGGTCTTATTAAGACTACTCGTAAAGGTAATGGAAAATATGATTATGATGAAAAATCTGTTTATAAATTTCTTGGTCAAGAACAAAAAGAAGCAGAAAAGAAAAATTATATTTATGCGAGAACATCAAATCCTCCAAGAAAGTATGCAGAGGAGCAGGCTCAAAGAGTTTTAAATTATTGCACGTCAAAAGGAATACATGTCGATGATATCTTTATTGATGTTAAGTCTGGAATGAATTTTCAAAGAAAAGAACTTTTAAACCTTATTGATTTAGTTTTTCAAAATAAAGTTGAAACTATTATTATTGAAAATAAAGATAGATTGGTTCGTTTTGGATTTGAGTTATTACAAGAAATATTTAAAAAGTTTGATTGTGATATATTAGTTGTAAATGATTTATCAGAAAAGAATTTTGAACAAGAATTAACAGAAGACTTACTGGCTATAATACATTATTTTTCAATGAAGTCTTATTCAAACAGAAGAAAATTAAATAAATTAAAACAGGAATTACTGACAAATGATAACATTGAAGATTAAGTATAATACAGAAGAAGATAGTTGGAATTTAATTAGAGAATATCAACGGCAATATACAATTTGCTATAAAGTTATATACAAATTATTAAAACAAGGTTTATCAAAGAAAGAAATAAAACAAAAACTTTCTTCTTATAATAATATAGATTTGATTTTAAATAATTCTTGGTTTATGAATTGTTTATTTTATGATGTAAAATGTGTTTTAGATGAAGATAATGTGTGTTTTAATAAAGGCTTAATTTTAAAAAGAGTAAAGCAGTTAATATCAAAAGAAGAATTTAAGCAAAAGAAATTATTTAAGTTATGTTCAAATGGTGAGAAAGATAAAAAGTGTAATAGATTTTTCAGATTTGAGAAGTTAAATACTCTTATTTTTAAGCCAAATAAAAAGACTATCATTAAACTTAATTTGCAAAGCATAGGAAAGAATAGAGTTAAAATATTAAATAAACTTTTGAAAGCACAAGAAATAAATAATGAACTTCCTATCACATATAAATTGGATAATAACTATGTTTATTTAAGTTTTGATGAAAAATATTTAAAAGAAGAAACATATCAAGTTAAACTAAACAGAATATTCGCAATAGATCTAAACCCAAATTATATAGGTTATTCTATTATTGATTGGAAAAACACAGAAGAATTAGACTATAGATTAATTGATTCAGGTGTATTAACTTTAAAAAGTTTAAATGATATATTCTTTTCAATGAAAAATAAAGGTATTGCATCAGCAGATGAAAGAAAACTATATTTAACCAATAAGAGAAAATTTGAAATTTATGAAGTATCAAAATATTTAATAAATCTTGCAAAGCATTATAAATGTGAAGTGTTTGCTATGGAAGATTTATCAATGAAATCAAGCAATAAAGAAAGAGGTAAAAAATTTAATTCTCTTTGTAATAACTTATGGTGTAGGGATAGATTAGTGAATAATATCCAAAAAAGATGAATTTAATTGACATGAAATTACAAAAAGTTATTGCAAATTGGAGTTCTGTATTAGGTAATATTTTATATAGAAATACAAATTTACCAGATATGATTTTGTCTTCTATCGAAATAAGCAGAAGATGTCAGGAATTTAATTTGCAATATATGCAAAAAGTTAAAGATAAAGCAAAAACAGTTGTATTTCCGAAATTAACTGAAAAAGTAAGAAAATTTATATCTCAAACTATGGAAGAATTGAATGTAAATTTTCATTTTGAAAAACTATCTGAATTTTGTTTTATCTTAAAAAAGAATCTTAAAGATAAATATAGGATTCCTCTTGATATATCAAGAGTCTTTAGGCAAAAATATATGAAATATCAAGTTATATTATTTAATAATATTTAAGGGTTTTATATGTTTTTGATATTTAATCTGTTGCTTTATTCGTTATATTTATATTTTTACATTTATATTCTGCTAACTTTTTAGCAGCTTCTTTCTTTTCTTCTTCTGTTCTATTTTTATCATTTAAAATTTTATCTACTTCTTCTTGCTGAATATCTTCTTTCTTTTGTCCACCTTCTAATCTTTTTCCTACATATTTATCAGAAACTTCACTAATTATTTCTTCCATTATCTCTAGGTTTTCATTAGCAGGTTTTATTTTACCTTGCATTTTAGCTAAAGTATGTTTCATTATTGCATTATCTAATTTAGCAGCTCTATCTACTTGTTTTTGTACATTTAATTTTGCATTATTAACATCTTCCTTAGTAACACCTTTTGTACCAAGGTTAAAAGCATCTTTTACCATATCTTTTTCTAATTCAGCTAATTTTACATTACTGTCTGCTTTTTGTTGTGCTCTTCTTTTCAATTCATCAGAAACTTCACTAATTATTTCTTCTAATAAAGAAATATTTGTATTTAAGTTTTCTTTAACTGCTTTTTTACCTTTATCACCATAATAACATTTCATAGCTTTATCAAAATAATGTTGATATCTTCTATTCCATTCAGCAGCTATAGAATTAGGTGAACCATCAGGAGCCATTGCAGGTTCTTTAGAATAAAGATTATCATAGTGATTTGCTATGTCCATATTTTCTTTATAACCTTTTGGATCTTTAGGTTTATTTTCTGAAAGACTTTCTTTAATAGACTTACCTTGTCTTACTAATTGAATAAGGTCTTGTAAAGTTGCAGTACCTTCTATCATGTCATTTATTTTTGCTATGACTTTTTGGTTAAACTGTTCTTTAGCAGTTCCTTTATATGGGAATAATTCATCAGCAACAGATACTACTTCTGTTTCATTTCCTTCTTTATCTTTTCTTTCCCTTTTTATTTTGTTTACTTCTTTTTCTCTTTTATTATCACCATCAACTTCAAAGAGAGAAAGTAAAGTATTGTTTGATTCTACTAATAAGTCTATTATTTCTTGGTTCATACTTAGAAAATCCTTTTCATAGAAAATTTGTAACTGTTATTATAATTTAATTATTGGAAACTATTTCTAATTTCTTCTTCCTCTTGTGTATCATCTTCTGGACTTGTATATTTTGTTTTTTCAGCAGGAGCTTCTTTCTTTTCTACTTCTTCCCCTTGCTCTTCTTGTGGAACTTCTTCCTGATTTTGTTCCTCTTCATTTCCTTTCTGGTCATTTCTCAAAGTTTCATCACCAGTATTAGGAATTCCATCAGGACCATAGAACTTCTGCATTTCTTCTGGACTCATTAATTTAAAAATATTTCTAATATGAGGATCTTTTTCCATTTGAGTTTTCCAGTATTCTAAGAATTGTTCACCCTCTACTTTTACAGGAATATGAGGAGATTGAGCAATAGTATCAATTACTGTTATCATACTACTTGTATTTTCTGCTTTAAGCATTAATCTTTCATCTTCAATTCTATCATTCAAATTAGTTGAAGACTTAAATAATACTTCTATTTTATTTTTATCTATAACTCTGTCTAAAATACCATCAGACCTTGTATATTTTGCTTTTAAATGCTTATAAATAAAATTAACTATACCTTTAGAAATAGATTGTTGTATCATAGAAAGCATTTTAGAATAACGAGGATTTGTAGTAATTACATCTTCCTTAGTTTCCTTAGAACCACCTCTCGTTATTGCTATTGAATTTTCAGGAATACCAATAGCTAATGCTATACTTCTTAAAAGTGAATCTAAAATTTCTGCTATGTTACTTACAGGGAACTGTATTCCTACTTGTTTCAAAGCATTAACACCTTCATCAACAGAATAAGGAATAAGAAGTAAATTCAACATTGACTGCATTATAGAACTAATATCACAAGTATCTAAATTACCAATAATATTATTCTTGTTTTCATTAAGAGTTAATCCCCATTCTTGCAACTGTCTTATAATTTCTGTCATGTTATTATCAGGTGAAACACCAACACCCATAACTATAGGTTGTGTTGCTTTTATCATTTCCAAAGCAGCTTGTAAACTTGAAAGTTGGTCATACTGCTTTATCATATCTATAACAGGAGTAAGAATAGGATATGCACATCTGATTTTTTCTGGTATCTCATATTTCTTATTAAAATTTTTACTGATAGATAATGGTATCTTCTTATACCCTAATAAGAAGTGAGACATCTGATCTGCTTTAATAAATTCTTTACCTCTTATCATTCCTTTTTGAGTTATCTCAAATTTTATAGCACCAAGTAAATTAGTATTCTTGTAAATGCCTATGTGCTCTTTAGTATTCATATTATCAGCAACATACTTAATACCATAACCAAGTTCTATAGGAGTTGAAAGGAAGAGTTCACAATAATCTAAACCCTCACTCATAATACAGTCTTTAAGAATATCAAGGAAACCAGTTCTTTTCAAAAGATTCTGTATATCCTCACTAAACAATTCTTGTTTTTCTGGATTATCGGGATCCGTATATTTTATGTAAATATCTGTGCGACTACATAAGTCGTTGAAACCGTCACTTGCAATAAGTGACTTCACTGCATGGGAAATCCAGTGACCAGAAATACTATCTATTCTTGATAATAAATAGTTCCTCTGCATTAATGTGTATTCTGCTTGCTTTGCAACTTGTCCTCTAATATTATTATCAATTCCGTATGCAGAACCACTCGAAATTGGTGTATCTACTGCGTACATTCCTCTCAGAGATTTCATCAAAGCAGCCGAAGCACCTTGTCCTGAAGTTGTACTTGCTGTTGCACCATAGTAACTAACACAAGATTCGTTCAAGAAACTACCTATATCATCTAAAAAATTACTATCTTTCATTAACTTTTCCTTATTTTGTCTTTTTTAAAATTTAATTAAAATATGCCTTTTAAAATTCTTTTGTAAAAACTAACTGCCCGCAGTCGTAAATTTCAACGTAACTATATTCTTTCATTAATTCCTCGTTACTTGTTCCTTTCCCATAATTAGTACCATGCAGAATATCAAATCCTTTCTGCCTTAAAAGGTTATCAGTAATATGTCTTTTCGTCTTAGGATTAAACCAATGCTTTGCAGGTTCCGTTTGTGTTATTAGTTTAAACCCTAATTTCTCATACACGTCACCACTAAATTTACTAAGGTCACAATAAGAAATAATAGATTTCGGGTTAACCTTTTCTTCAAAGTATTTCAGCAATTTATTAGCCCCACCTATTACAGAGATTCCAGATTTAGTACAAAGCCTTAACAGTTCATACTCGTAATTCTTGTTATACCTTGGTTTACCAAAAGTCATTACTTCAACAAGTTCATTTTCATAGTACAAACCGTAAGCAAACTTAATACCTTTATTAGCCCCTTGCAAATGGTACTTCCCTAAAAATTCATCAACTACTTTTCTATCTAATTCTTTAACAGTACACTTTCTTCCTTGTATTTTTTCTTTCTGCTTTAACAAGGAAATTACTTTATCTTTATTATCCCAGTCGAAAATGTGAATACAATTAAAACCATGCTTTTTAGCGAAATCTGTTTTAATTAAATGATAGTCCTTTGAAATACTTTCTCTTTCTTCACCACCAAAACAAGGTCCTACTGTAGTGTTATGAGTAAAATAAGGGTTAATTTCAATTAAAGTATTATTTACTTTTATATCATATCCAAAGTCATCTATTATAAATTCTAAGGTATTCTTAATTCCTTGGCTTTCTAATAATTCATGAAACTTTTTATTTACTTTAGAAATTCTACTATAACTTGCATTTATACATTTTTCATGTTGACAAAAGTAATTAACACCATACCTTTCTAAATTAGTTTCCTTAATTTTATCTTTTACCTCTTCTGACATTATAGAATAAGGTACACCATACTTCTTTAAATTAGTTTCTTTAGCTTTTTCTTTTACTTCAGGAACTTGACCTACATAAGCATACCCATACTTCTTTAAATTTGCTTCTCTTATATGTTCTTTTACTTCTTCTGCTTGTGTAGTAAATTCTGTACCATATTTTTCAAGACTTGTTTCTTTAATCTTTTCTCTTACTTCTTCTGCTTGTAAAGTATATGGAACATTATATTTTTCTATACTTTTTTGTTTCTTTTTATCTTTTACTTCTTGTGCTTGAGAAACATTTTTAACACCGTATCTTGCTATACTTTTTTGTATCTTTTTCTTTTTTATATCTTCCCTTTGAGAAACATGTTCTACTCCGTACTTCTCTATATTAGTATTTTTAGACTTTTCTTTTATTTGAGAAGATTGCATTACATATTCTACTCCATATTTTTCTAAGTTAGTTTTCTTTAATTGTTCTTTTATTTCCTTTGCTTGGAAAACATTCTCTACTCCCCAATTCTTTAAGTTAGTTTCTTTCTTCTTTTGTTTTACAGAATCCCAAGTAGAAGGATTTCCGAAAATAATATCCATTAACTTTCTACCACATTTTCTACAACAACCAGTACCTTTACTTGTACCGTCTTTCCATTTCTTTATTTGCCTACTATCTAACTTAAATTTTGTACCGCAAATAGGACAAGTTGCTTCCCTTGTCTCTATTGAAAAATTATAATAATTATATACTTCATTTATTTTGAAATTATGAATCTTTACAAGATGTCTTGTTAGTTCTTCATAAGTTTCAAAAGTTTCATTACAGATTGTACATTTCATAAAAGAATTATAACATGAAAGAATTGATTTTACAAGTGATGGGTTTAATGATTTAATTTTTTATAAAAACTAACTGTCCGCAGTCGTAAATTTCAACATATCCATGTTCTATCATTAATTGTTCATTTGAAGTTCCTTTCCCAAAACTTGTTTTATGTAACTGGTCAAATCCCCTTTGTCTAAGTAAATTATCTGTAATATGTGCTTTAGTTTTAGGATTATACCAATGCTTTGTTGGTTGTGTTTGTTGCTTTAAACTAAATCCTAATTTTTCATAAACCTTTCCATTAAACTTACTTAAATCACAGTAAGAAATAATAGACTTAGGTTGTACTGTTTCTTCAAAGTATTTAAGTAATGTGCTTGCGCCTTCTATTACTGAAATATCAGGTTTTGTACAAAGTCTTAGCAGTTCATATTCATACTTTTTGTTATATCTCGGTTTTCCAAAAGTCATTACTTCTACTAGCTCATCTCTGTAATATAAACCATAAGCAAATTGATATTGCTTTGTATTACCTTGAAGATGATAATTATTTAAGAACTCATTTACTTCTTTTTTATCTACTTGTTTTATTTTACACCTGTGTGCATGTACTTTCTTTTTAGGTTGTAATAAAAATAAAATTTTATCCCATTCATCCCAGTCAAAAATGTGAATACAATTAAAACCATGTTCTTTTGCAAAATTTGTTTTTTGTAAGTGATAATCTGGAGCTTTTGGTTTCTTCCTTTTAGTACCAAAGAAAGGTCCATAAGTAGAGTTATGTGTATAGTAAGGATTTATTTCTATTAATGTATTCCCTACTTTTAAGTCATAACCAAAGTTATCTTGTATGTATTCTAATTCACTTTCTATTTTATTTTCATTCAAAAATTCTTGGAATTCTTTGTTTATTTTTGAAATTCTACTTCCACCTGCATTTATACAATTCTCATGTTGACAAAAATATTCGACTCCATACTTTTCTAAGTTACTTTCTTTTATTCTTTCTTGTATTTCTGGAGATTGAGAAGCATGAGGATAACCATACTTACTTATATTAGTTTCTTGAGCTCTCTTCCTAAATTCTTCACTTTTAAAAACATTATCAACACCATATTTTTCTATATTTGTTTGCTTTCCTTTTTCCATAAATTCTGGGGTTGTTACTGTATAGGGATTTCCATATTTCTCCAAATTAGTTTGTTTCATCTTTTCTATAACTTCAGGAATTTGACTTGTGTGTTCAACTCCATATCTTTCTAAATTAGTCTTTTTCATAGATTCCTGAGCTTTTTCCATAAATTCAGGAACTTTGGAAACATGATCAACACCATATCTTTCCTTCATAGTTTTTCTTCTTTTTTCTTTTATTTCAGTAGAGGAAGAAGCATTAATTACACCAAATCTTTCCATTGTCGTTTTTTGCATTTTTTCCATAACTTCTTTAGCTTGAGCAGGATGTTCAACTCCGTATCTTTCTAAATTAGTTTTAAATGCTTTCTCTCTTATTTCTTTAGCTTGAGCAGGATGTTCAACTCCGTATCTTTCCAAGTTAGTTTTATAAGCTCTTTCCCTAACTTCAGAATTCTGCATTGCACATTCTACACCATATCTTTCTAAGTTAGTTCTCTTTACTTTTTCTTTTATTTTAGTTGACTGTATAGCGTGCTCTACACCATATCTTTCTTTAATTGTTTTTTTAGATTTTTCTCTAACTTCTTTATTAGCGAAAGGACTTTTTACATATAAAAATCTTACTTGTCTACTACATTCAGCACAACAACCTATAAATTTATGTGGCTTAACTTTGTATTCCCATGCTTGACTTGGAGTTATTTTAAAAGTATTTCCACAGATAGGACAAGTTGCTATTCTATCTTTAAAAGAATAATTATAAAATTCATATAATTCTTTTACTTTATAATTATGTTCTTCTACTAAATGTTTTGATAATTCTTTATTACTATTAAACTCTTTGTTACAAACAGGACAATTCATAATCTACCTACTTTCTCAGTATTAATTATATCATGAAAATTATATCTTGTCAAGAATATTACTACTGATAATTATTAAAAGTTAAATTGATTTCTGTTAAAATGATTTATTTTATTTATATGACTTGACAAACCTGAAAATCCTTTTCTAATACTATCATAACCCATACTACCATTATTTAGGAAATTATTCATGTTTCCTGTTTGTTGTATCAATTCTGTTATTGCGTCATTTGTTTTCTTATAGAATCTATCTTGTGAACAAGTCCATAAAGCACCTGCAAGACTATCAGACATATCATCTGTATAACCTTTACCTTTTTGTATCTTCTTTTGATTTTCCCTTAAACCTCTTAATTCTTTTGTAAGTTCTGGATTTCTATATCCTTCAAGAGATTCTGTAAGAATTATATTTTTAAGATTAAGATATTGATCTTTACTTTTTTCTACTGAAAGGTAATCTGTCTTAACTCCTTTTTTCTTTATAACCTGTCTCGCTAGTTCCCCTTGTTGATTATCAGTTGTTACTATCTTTATCGGGTAGCCCTTTTCTTTCAACCCATATATGAATTCTATTACTTTCAATACATCTACTTTTTCTTTATTCGGTGATACTATACCTAAACAAAAGTCAATATAATATTTTCTTCTCATTATTTCAGTACCATCTTCAGCACTTATATATTTAACCCTGTCAGAATAAACACTTGATATTCCAAATTTATCACCACTATATGCTATATCTAAATGTATATATCTATAACATTCTGGTTTATTAGGATGAGAGAAATAAGTCGGATCATATAAATAGTCATCAACATTTAATCCACTATTGACTGGTATATTTAAAATATTTCTTTTAAATATATTATTTTCCTTACAAAATACTTTTTCAAATACGTCAACACTATTAAATAATGCTGATTCAGGCATAGTTCTTCTACCTGCAATATTCTGTATTGCATCATAAGAATTTGTTTTAAAAGCATTATAGTATTCCATAGTATTTGGAACTTCTATTACTCTTTCCCATTCTTCTGGTTTTAATTCTATACCATCTTCTACAATACAAGGATCTTTTGTATCAGAACCTAAAAAGAAAGGGAATGTTTCTTCTACATCTTCTTCTCTTGCTTCCCACCTTGCAATGTTATCTCTTATTAGTACATTCGGGATTGCATTTCTTTCTACGTCTTGTATTATTTCCCCAAGTACATCACCTTCTTCTGTCGGTGAAGAAGTAAACCAAAGAATACCGCTCATTTTAGGAGCTTTACTAAATGTAGCAGTCTTTCTGTCTATCATTTCATTATAAATTTTTAATCTGTATTCTACAAGACTTTCTAATGCTACACTTGCAGAAGGCATATTTGCTTCGTCTAAGCACCCTGCAAACAAGTTAGAACCAACTACTGTACCTAATGTAGCTCCTGCTTTTAAAAGAATATCATCAGTTAAAGAAACACCATCTTTGTCAAGCTTTGAGAAAGAAAGTTTTTCTCTTATTCTACCTTTAAAGCATGGAGATTGTGTTAAACCTCTGTAAAGGTAAGAACAACCTTGTGAAATTGCTGTACCTGTATCTTTTGAAAGAACTGCAAATACTATATTACTTGACATAAATAATTTGCAAGGATCTATCATACAAGTTAATAAATAAATCTCGTAAAGAAGTGAGAAAATAGTGCAAAACGTCTTACCAGAATTATTCTGTACTAAATAATCTGAAAGTAAGAATTTATGGTCTTTATCTACTTCAAAACCATAGTAGTTATCTTCACCTAATGGTTCTATTGTAAATTCAGAAATACTATAATCTCTTACTGGTGTTTTTCCATTTGACTTTCTTCTTTCTACTCTTAATGGAAGTGTATTAAAGTCTCCTGTAATATTTACATCATAAGAAGTATATATTTCATTTTTATAACTTAACTTCTTGTTTCTTTCTTTTACTGTAGCTCTAAAACCTAATGAACGTGCAAGAGTAGCATAATCTTCTGCTAAGTCTTTATATCTAATATTTTTATTTTTATTATTATTTATAATACTTGCCAGTAAAAGTCTTCTATCTTCAATAGTAGAAGTTAAGTATTTGATAGGAAGCTTTTTACCTTTGTTTCCTAACCAAACTCCCGTTATATATGGATCTATAAGAAGTTCCTTCTTTGAATATTCAATAGGACCTGAATGATAAATTCTTAAATGTTTCTTTTCACTTTCTGGCAAATTTAAAAAGTCTTTTACTTCTATATCAAGGTATTTACCATAGTTTTTATGACTTTTTCTATATCTTACATATTTTAAAGCTAATTTATGAGAAGCATTACAAACAAAAGAATTACCACCTCTTCTTGGTACAATTTTATACATTTCTTCTCTTCCTCTTGCAAGAGAAAGAACTGTACGAGGTTTACTATCTGGTCCTATAAGTAAGTCTCCTACTTCTATGTCTTCTACGTTTTTCACAGTTCCATCATACATTAAAATAGGAGTACCTTTTCCAAAACATCTTGTTGCAGTAGAAAGTATTACTCTATCGTACTTTTTACAAAATGGAGCAGGGTATATTTCTTTCAATACTTTTTTCCATATTGGAAATAAAGTCATAACATCACCTAAATAATATGGATCTTCCATAAACTCTTCTATTGTAGGTGGCATCTCTTTATATACCCTTTTTCCTACAGCTTCAAATATTAGTTCTGATTTATC